TTGCCTACCTCAGCAGCCAAACTGGGTGCAATCGTGGCTGTAGGATGTGTCATCTTACAGCCACCCGCCAAACACAATTCACCAATTGCGACCAGCAAGATTTCGTTGCTCAGTTGGAGACAGTGCTGAGTCATTATCATAGAGATACACCAGCAGTGGTGGCACATCTCAACTGGATGGCACGCGGAGAGCCCTTGAGCAATCCCACTCTCACAGAAACCAGCACTGAGCTATTGCTGAGATTGGGACAGATGTGCAGAGAGCATGATCTGTTGCCCAAGTTCAACATCAGCACCATCATGCCCATGACCATGCGCAAGAGACTGGTGGAAATGTTTCCCATCATAACTCCCACACTCTACTATAGCATCTACACTGTAGATGCTCAGTTTAGAGAAAAATGGTTGCCTGCTGCTATGAATGTTGATCATGCACTGGATCAGCTGTATGAATATCAGTATGTGAGCAAAAAAATCATCAAGTTCCATGGAGCGTTTATCCAGGGAGAAAATGATGACATTGCACAGGTGAGACGCATGTGTGAGGCTATCCAAAATCGAACCATCAGAGGCGAGTTCAATATTGTGCGATACAATCCCTTCAGCAGTGAACAGGGTAGGGAAAGCAACAATCTGGACACCATTGCCACAGTGATTGGTGAGTATATGCCCTGCAAGATCGTCAGTCGTGTGGGCACAGATGTAGCCGCAAGTTGCGGAACCTTCATCCAATCCTAGTTTAAATATGTCTTAAGATAAACCCAGAGGATCACCCATGGCCAAACCATCCAGTCAAACTGTCATGCTGATAAATGACGAACATGACACCCCCACCAAGTATCTCACCACTGTGCCCACCAAGGGCACCAAGAGTGGGAATAAATTACGTTTTCGCAAATATGACCCAGTTGTAAAAAAGCACTGTTGGTTTGTGCAAAAGAAACTTCCTTCACCAAAGTGAAGGAAGTAATTCATTTAGTCTTGATATAACACAAAACTCCATCTAATATACAATATTCCTTTGCTCACAAAAGTTGTGAGTAAATAGGATCAACTTTTCAACCAAGGAAATCATCATGGAAATTGATGCAAAAACAGTTGCTGACTTGTGGGAAACCGTCAAGGAATATGTGCCAGCCAACAAACGTGAAGAACTGGCCTTGAGCTTTTTGGAAGTGTTTGTGAACAATGACGTTGACATTGAACACATGGAAGATCTCAATGGAGTAGATGACAATCTGGACACTGCTCTTGCAGAAGTTTTTGGCGAAGAAATTGACGACGAAGAATAATTGGAGCGATCCACATGCAGTGGTATACCAGATGTAGAGACGACATGAGTTTGCTACCTGACATGTTGGAGTTCTTCAACAAAGAACTTGCAGACGCTCAAACAGAAACCAAAATCCGTGGCAGCCTTGAGAAGAATTCTCAAGACTTGCCTGGGATCGTCAGCCATAGATTCAATCAATTGCAGGAAATTGAAAGTGTTCTCAAGTTCCTCAATGTCAAATATGACAAAATGAGAAGCGACCACTATCGTCGTTATCTGGAACGCTACAACAGAGAGCTTTCTGATCGCAGTATTGAAAAATACATTGATGGTGAATCGGATATTGTGGACATGAACAACCTTATCAATGAGGTTGCTCTGGTTCGCAACAAATATCTGGGCATCATGAAAGGCCTGGATGCCAAGGGATTCAGCTTGGGCAATATCACAAGACTCAGGATTGCTGGCATGAATGACGCAGAATTGTAAACTACTGCGTCATCATTTGCAACCACACCCACTCTCCTGGGTCAAGTTCTATGCCACCCTTCCAACCATCCTCCACAAACTGATAATCAGTTAGTATCTCATCCAACAAGGATTTGTATTCCTGCAAATTGCATGTGTGCATCTTGATAACACTCAGTGTATATGGAGATCCCAGATGTGTGTGAAACCCCAGCCTGGCCTTCTCGATTAGAGCAGATTTGAGATTAAGCAGACAATAATCAATGGTACCTATTGTCCTGGTTGTATTGTCAAAATCCATGAAAATTTTTTGATCAGGAAACCACAAACAAGTTTTGTGAGACTGTATGTTCACACCATCATTCTCAACCACGTATAATCAGATTCTGACACTATTAGTTTTTGATCAGCTAGAGCTGGAAGGCCTTCAATTGAATAGGATTCAAATATCTGATCCAGCATAGAGATGTTATCAGATAGTTGATACATCCTGTTTTTGCAAACATAAAAATGCAAAGGCTCATTTTTTATTTGCACCACACACAAATCACTCAGTGCTATTTTCTTTCTTGCCTCCCAATTAATAGCATTGCTATAGTAGATGTTTTGTCCCATGACATGAGGTTTCAAAACAATCAAAACCCTATGTTGGGTAAACCACAAAGTGTTTTTAAATATCTCCATGATCATTCTCTTTGTTGTGGCAGATCTCATCTAACAAAATTTTATTCATCTGCTCTGGAGTGACATCAGCGGCTTCCAGGATGGTATAAACCTCAGCCAATTTGTGGCCCCAGGTTTCATGATTGTTGTTGAGGCAGTCTACAAGGTTGTAGATCTTCTCGCTGAGAACACTCTGGCTTTGCAGGAGATATTCAATCACATGCACACTGGCCAGCAGCAGATTTTTTTTCACATCATCGCTCAACTCATCGCAATTGCTGACTTTGCTTTGTAGGTGTCGATAGAATTCCTGTGGGTTTTCAAAAATTTGGCTCATGCCAAAAATATACACAATTTAGGTAAGAGAATCAATTGCCCGGATATGCTCATCCCAGAACTTGTCGTCATCCATTTTCAGGTAATCTGCCATTGAACGAAATTCTGGCCATTGCAGATGCATGATGGCCTTTTTTCCTGATCCACAAATTCCCAAAAATAAACATAACTGCTGGGACATAGGGGATCCACAACACCATTGGGATGCAATATCAGATGTCCCACCTCATTGAACCAATACACTGGTGCAGTCCAGATGCCTTGTGCATTGGCACTGGCAATGGTGTAGTAGCAGTCCTTTTGCATATCATTGATCACGTGGTGATCTTTTTTGAACCAGCAAATAATCTTCAACATCCAACATTTGTTGTTTATTACCAGGGCAACCAAAGGTGCGCCACCCACAAGAGGGGGCCAAATCAATACTAGTAAAATTGGGCTACCTGAGACTAAAATAGGTGGCAGGCTCAACACAGTTGCTGCACACCATACCAACAAAAATTTAGTGGATCTGGGTAGTTCTTGATAGTATTTCATTTTCCAAAAAGCCTTGCCCAAAAACCACGCTTTTTGTTGGCTTGCCTGTGCTCTGCAGCCTTGCGCGGAGATACCTGAGGTTCCTGCGGCTTGACAGCCAGTTTCTTCATGCGTGATTCCACAATTTCATACCAGCTCAACAGGTCCACAGCGGCGCCATAGGCTTCCCAAACAATCAACAGTCGTGCAGGACTGGATTGTGGGTCTTGGGTGATATTGCCAATCACAACTGCAATATTCCTGTTTTTGGCATAATCAAATGCTATTGTCAGAAACTCTGCTAATAGATGTGGCTGCACACGGGCTGTGCCACGATACAAGGGTTGATCATATGTTTTGCGGGGCGCAGGATTGCTGTCTCTGTAAACCACACGATCCTTGTAAACTATCTTGTCCTTGTAGACAACACGTTCCTGGATCTGGGTGCGGCCCTGTGGCATAAGACCCTCCAGGCCCTCTTTGGCAACCATGCGCCTAGCAGCATGCAAGGCAGCCTCTGCCTCTCCTGTGCCTGTTTCAGGACGGAGAGCTAGAGTGAGAATGTTTTTGAACCGTTCGCTCATGGTTGCCTCTAGTTGGATCAATGTTAGCGGTTATCTATATCCTGATAACCCACAATATCACAAACACCTTCAACAAATTCATAGGCGTTCTCAATCACACGATCTGACTGATAAACGTCTTCTGCACAATGAATGCGTTGATCCTGCACAAACTTCACACAATAGAGCCACAGCTTTTGGGCATCACTGTTTTGCACATTCTTGAGCATATTGCCCATGTATTCATAACTGGCAATCATAAATCCAATGGGATCCATGCCAGCCCCAATCCCGTCATCCATGCGCCGCACCAGGAAATCTGCCACACGTTGCTGGTCAGGCGTATAGAGCTGAACTTCCTCGGCGTTGACTGGAGTGCGCTGACCCAATTCAAATACCTGTTTGAGCAAGGGCATAAGGTTGTTGTTGACCTTGCCTAGTTCATCAAACATCAGCTCTTCCAGCAAATGATCAACCTGCATTGTTGTGCTTCCTATATGCTGCCAGGATCAGAGACTCCATTTCAGGATAGCTGTGATCTTGCACATCCTCATCAACAGTCTCCAGCTTGAGCATTTCCTCTGCAACTTGCTCAGAGCAGACGTCAGAAAGATCAGGATCATCTTCCTCCTCGTCTGGCTGATTGTTCATGAACATTGCGGCCCATTGTGCTAGAAAATTCATGATATCCTGATCATCAGAGATGCGTATAAACAACACTCGCCTGTTTTCAAAGGGGTTGGGGTCCTGTTCCTCAGGGTCCATGGTAAAATTCCTTGATTGTATATGTTACTATTACATGCACTCTGTGCAATGCACTCTGTGCAATGTCAATTGTTAAACCTTGTTCCAGTGTGCCTTCACGCAGCTACGGGCACGCTCACGGGTCATGCCCAGGTCCAGGATGGCCAGTTCAATCACCTTGTTGATATCATGGCCCAGATCCTTGTGTGCACGGATCAGACGGCGCACCTTCTCGGCCCAGGTGAGCTCGCCGTCCTTGGTGATGCGCACTTCCTTGCGGGCAGGAATCACAGGAGCCACCACCACCTTGCGCTCAACAGCAGCAGGAGCAGGAGCCACAGGAGGCACAGGCATCTTGTTGCCAGGAATCACCATCTCGCCGATCTTGCGCATCTGCGGCACCTCAGGCAAGGGCTGACCCTGGGGAGCCCAGGCGCAAAAACGATTTACACGCCCACGAGTCTTCTTGAGCACACGGCCCTGACCAGCCTGGATCTTGGTGTGGATCAGCTTGCTCACCGTGACCTCAGTGCCACAGGTGGCGCGGTAGGTGATGCCACCGCCCTTGGGGGTGGTTTCATAATCATGGCGGGTGTTGCCATTGCCACCCAGCGCAGTGCAGATGCGGCGCCAGCCTGCATCATGCTTGCGGCCCAGATCAGGACGGGCATAGGTAACCAGGTGTGCCACTTCATGCGGCACAGTGTTGTCCATCATGTCCTGGAAATGCTTGCCCTGGATGATTTCACGGTTGAACCTCAGCTTGAAGTCCTGGGCTTTGCGGGTGAACATGCAGAAGCGGCAAGATGCCCAACCAGCAGTGCGGCCCGTGAGATTGAACAAAATTTGCGGCTCAATTTTCACGCCATACAGGGCTTCAGCCTTGGCCAGCACCTGGGCGGTCTTGCTGCGGATAGCATCGAAACGGTCTTGCATCACTGGTTTCCGTTGCTTACCTGATCAATATAGCACAGGCTGACCAAATGTCAACCACTTTCTTACCCCAAAATCACCCACCAGTGGCTGCCCTGGGCAACGGTCTGGCCCCAGCACCCAGCATATTTCTCACCCTGGTCCAGGACCAGGTAGCTGACGCCAGCAGCCTCGAGAGCCTGCGTCACGTCGGCAGCCAACTTGGTGCTGTCCATGCCATGGCGGTAGAAGAAGCCACGGCGAACCACGATCTGGCCCTGCTTGTTGCGGCCGATTGCGACATCCATCCCCACCAGCGCATCCCGAATCTCTTTCATCATGTGCTCCTTGCTCTATGTGGGCACTATAGCACGTTGGCTCTTGAGTGTCAACCAAAAAATCGCCCAATGGTGAAAAAAATCTCAGCCTGTGAGCAGTATCCGCACACACATTTCACCAACGAGCCCCACGAGAATGGGCTGGTTCTTGCTAACCTGTTGATATCTTTTGAAAGCTAACCCATTGATCTCATTATATCTGCAGGACCCGCCCTTGTTGTGAGGATCCTCAGCCCTGGGCCTGGAACATCAGCACCGCAGCGCCCATTTCCCGCCACATCCGCTCTTGCCTCTGCAGATTCATCTTGCGGGTCTTGCACAGATCACGGATCTGTTCAAACACCTGCACCATGTGTGCATGGCTCTTGAAACAATCGCGCAGATATTCATCTGCAGCCTCATTGGGCACATACAGCATGTCATCAGCCACAAAGGCCAGGATATGATCGCCCTTGCTCTGCACCACAGTGTTATACACACGGGGACGATCTTCCTTGCGCATGGCAGCAGCACGGTCAGCAGCTTGATCCCAGGTCAACATGTGTTGTGCTCCTTGCTCTCTATGACCCCATAATAGCATGATCACAGCCTGAGTCAACCAAAAAATCACCTAATAATCTTGCGCAAATGAGCAAAAATGCACAATTTTTATATCTAGAAAACGCTTGACCCAGAGGCGGTAGATGCTATAATCAGCCCATACAACGGCAGATAAGGGGCCAAACAGCAACCAGGGCACGAAAAAAGGTGGACTAGACACACCTTTTTTGGTAGACAACCCGCCCAAACGCTGCTATATTGGCCACATAGAGAGCAAGGAACACATGCACATGGAACTCAATAACGCTTTTGTTCGCGTCCACACTGGCGCTACCAAGGCTGGCGTTGAAATTCGGGACACTGTGTTCCGCCTGCTGGGACACCTGCAGCGCAACGAGATCGGCATGTTCATCACCGTGGACGGCAAGGACGTCAACATTGATGGCATCCGCAACGGCAAGAACCGCATCTACCTCACCAAGCCTACTGACTATGAGATGCTGGACGCCAAGACTGGCGCCGCTGCTGTCAAGGCTGATGAGGACGAGGATCAGGGCCGCACTGACGATGAGATTGCTGCGGACCTCAAGGAAACTTTTGACATCCTCAGCGAGATGACCAGCGCCGTGGCCAACGGTGTGGTGAAAGGCCTGGTTGTCAGCGGACCCGCTGGCGTGGGCAAAAGCCACACTGTGGAATCCACTCTGGATGACACCCTGGGTGTGCAGGCCAAGCTCATGAGCCGCCTGCCTCAGTATGATGTGTTCAAGGGCAATTTGAGTGCTATTACGCTGTATATGACCCTCTACAAGTATAGCGAGGAAGGCAGTGTGCTGGTGCTGGATGATTGTGATGGTGTGCTGTATGATGAAGATGCCTTGAATATTTTGAAGGCCGCTTTGGACACCAAGAAGGTGCGTCGCATTCATTGGGGCACCAACAGCCACATTCTGGAAAAGGAAGGTGTTCCCAGCTCTTTTGAATTCAAGGGCGGCATCATCTTCCTCACCAATATTGACTTTGAGAACTGCAAGAGCGCCCGCATTATCAACCACCTGCAGGCCATCATGAGCCGTTGCCACTATATCCGGATCAGCATGAACACGTTGCGTGAGCGTGTGATCCACATGCGCAATGTGGTGGAAACCACCAACATGCTGGCTGACTATAACTTCACCAAGAACGAGGTTGATGAGGTTATGAATTTCCTGATGGCCAATTTGAACAAGCTCAGGGAAGTGACCCTGCGCGCCGTGCTCAAGGCATGTGACCTCAAGAAGGCCATGCACACTACCTGGGCCAAGACTGCACTCCGCAGCCTCTGCAAGTAATCAAGATATAGTGAGCTAGGATTTGGTCCTAGCTCACTATATCACACTATATGGGACTTGCGTTTGGTATATTTGCGTTTGGGTAATTTGGGTGTGCAATTGATACCATGGTATCTTGTATGTGTGGTTTTATTTTGTGTCTGGTATCCACATGCAGAGCATGTGAGCCAGAGTCTCGTAGGATCATTTAATGTCCGTTTCATGGACTCAATCCTATTGTTCACATGATCTGACGATTGAGGTCTTCCTCTGAGTTTAGCTGCATGTTTCTCTATAGATTCTGGTGATTTAGGTAGACCGGTTTTTATTTGACGCAAGTGTTCAATTGTTTCCGGTTTATGCCGTTTGCCTGTTTGACGTATACTGGCATTTTTCCTATATTCATCGGATTTGGGAGGCATCTTTCTGCCTCTCTTTTTTAAACCTGCTGCCTTGTAGTTGGCCATAGCCTTGTCCGACCTTGTATATTTCTGTCCTAAATTGTGGAAGACCTTTGCATTATCACCTTGGCGTCTATACCACTTATTAAGGCAGTTATATTCCCCCAAATGGGCGGATATTATATCTTGTTCAGCCCAATAAGCCTCATCAGGATCTAGATATTCTGCAATTATGACAGCATCAAAATTATCCGGAGTGTATTTTTGTAGCAGTTGTTTGATAATTTTTGAACTTGTGAAATATTTGACCCATAGGTCTTGGATGGGCCGTCTACCCAGTAATATATGTGCTGCTCTAAATCCAAAGTAATATTCCCCTGTGGGTAGACAAGTAATCTTGTAGACATATGCAGGAATAGGTTGTAGATTGTTAGTCATGCTGAATGCTCCCAATAAGCGTTTAGAGTGGGTGGGTGTTGGTAGCACCGCGATCCACACTTTATTTATTGACATCATACAGTCTCATGTTACTATATGCAATATACAGAGGTGATAACAGTCATGAAGCGAGTTACAGCGACCATTGAGTTTGTTCTTGATGGAGAGGACGAACTGTTGAAGATCATGAACAACCAGGAACTGGCTGTGGAGATCAGCGATCTCCTGGAGAGCGAGCGAGGCGGCATGGCTGAATTTGGCAGTGCTGGGGTGCGTAGCATCCAGGTAGACGAGATCTGATATGACCTTGGACGAGGTTATCGCCACCCTGGACACCACCATCCAGGGCAAGCAGCAGATGCTCACAGAGTTCAGCAATGCAGCACCTGTGAGAGACCCTGTGCGCAACATGGTGGTCACGTCCACCTGTGCGTTCCTGCGCATCAACCTCACAGAGCTCAACAACATACGTGAACATCTGCTACTGGTCAAAGAAACCACTGCCCTGGACCAGAACCAGGCACAGCAAGACAGCTGGCGCGCCAATCCTGATCGCATGGGTGGTGCATATACTAGTGAAGAGATTGCAGAAAGCCGCGGATGGCGCTAGTATAACAACAACAAGGAGACAAGAATGACCAGTTTTTTGATTGTAAGTGTGATGGTTGCAGGTATTACGCAGGGCCGGCCCATGGAATTGCAGAGTGTCACCAGCAACTGCTACACTGAGCAACTGGTGGTGGATGGCATCAACAAGAGCAATGTTGCCAACAACGTGAATGTGCAATACATCACCAAATGTGTGAGCAAGTAAATCCCATGCCCACATTTACCATGCTCATTGGTGTGCCAGGAAGTGGCAAAAGTACTTGGCTGGCTAAACAGTCTATTGACTGGACTAATACGGTAATCGTTAGTACAGACAATATTATTGAACGTAGGGCTCAGGAGCAAGGTAGGGCCTATTCAGAGGTCTTCCACAAGGAGATTAAGAGTGCTACATCAGAAATGAATCAAATTTTGCGTGATGCCTTGGCCAAAGGGTTGAACATCATAAATGATCAGACCAATACTACGGTGAAATCCCGCAAGAACAAGCTGGCTGCGTTCCCTGCAAATTATCGCCGGGTGGCTGTGTTCTTTCGCACACCAGATGATGATGAACATCAGCGCAGGCTGCTCAGCCGTGCTGGCAAGACCATTCCTGTGGCTGTGCTCAACAGCATGAAAGCCCAGCTACAAGAGCCTGAGGCAGAGGAAGGCTGGGACGAATTTGTATATGTAGGTTGACATATCCCCATGTGACTGTATAATCTGGATTATGGATATGCTTTTGCCACAATGTCTTGTTCCAAGGGCATCCCAGAACTGGAGATTGACAGATAATTACTCATTTTGAGTGTGTGCTGAATCAGTTGACAATCGCCTGACAATCCTCCTCAGGTAGGCCGGCGGAGGAGTAATTAGCTGCCTATCAGCGGGGCCCATTGGTCAATACACATTCAAAATTCACAGTCACACAGGCTCACACCTGTTTGTCTGGAAGATTGCAGTAACAGGACAGCGCAGTAGGATGATCGCCGTATATGAGCTACCAGCTGTGAGGCAACTAAGCTCTAGAGTCTTACTGATCATCTTTCTGGAACCAGGAAAAAGCGCAGAGGTGCAATAATCCTCACTGGGAGTAGGTTTGGCAAACCGTTTGATTCCTTGTTATCGCCACCGATTCGAAATGGCAAGGTTCCTGCTGCAATAATAACCCCGCGGTGACTTGTTCACTGTGGGGTTTCTTTTGTATACAGCTGAGTGAAAAAGTTACTGTTCATGCAATCAGGAATGTCAAAAAACTCATCCAGGATGCTGTAGATCAACCCCATGTTTGAGGAATCTTGCCCTGAGGTATGGTAAAGGTAGTGTGCAGATCCTGGATTGCTCGCGGTTGGTTGATCACATATTTGGCAACAGCAGTGGTGGTGCAATTTGCTACAAAATGGCTGGATATTTCATCCACCAGCTGACAAAATATATCACAATCCTGCCAGTCTTGAACAGTGTCCTTGGGATAATTTTCTATAACATATGCCAGATGCAATAACTGTTGTTTGGGCAAACTAGTGCATATTCTAAGTGGACATTTTACCAAATCTAAAAAATAGGGCATACAATTGTTGCCCAGGATTTCATAATGCCTGAGGCAATCCCACCCTACTTTTTTCATTGTAATGGCCCATAAACTGGACCTATAATCTGCATAATATTCATCTTGAGTATCATAGATGTAAGTTGCTCTATCTCTGGGATCTATAAAAGCCTGTTGCTTGGTTTTGCTTATGTTGTGTGATGGCATGAGTTCTTGGGGAAAACCATAGTCAAGGGGAAGATTTGATTGTGATCAAATATCAGTTCTCTTTTGAAATAAAGGCCCTTGCCCACAAACAAATTGTGAATACGGGGTGGATCCTCACCATCCAAAAACAGTATGTGAGTGTTGGGATAATTTTCCAACGCATGATTCAGGATCTCCAAATCCATAAATGGAATTTTATTGAAGATGATCAGATCAAAAAACTTGCATTTGATTTTGGAAATTATATCATCCCTGTCGCAATGCAAATCTGGCAACAAGCCAAATAACGTGAACCCTTTTCCATACAGTTGTGCTAACAAATCTCTGTCATATGACCTATACATGTGATCATGTTTGGGATAATCCACAACATCTGAGCCAAATAAAGATTTCAAACCGTGCAATAAACCATCAGCAGAATAGTCTACCAAATGCATCAGAGGCCAATTTGTGGTATTTCTATGATATAGAATTTTCATAATTGATATTGTGTAGACCTTATATTAAAAGTCAAAAATACAAATCAATTGGATATATCTCGATTATGTTGATTTGTCTCCTCGGCTAGAGCACAGTAATACACTAAAATACATGATGACAATATAAAGGTTTCTCATGAGTGATGTAGCAAAAATTGTGATTGAAGATGAAGTAAATGTTCACATCCGGGACATTGACTTGCCTACCAAAAAAGCTTTGGTAAATGCTGTGAAATTCTTCTTACCACAAGCCAGATACAGTGCAGCTTACAAATTAGGTAGATGGGATGGTTGTACAAGTTTCTGCACACTGGGCGGTAAAACCTATCTCAATGCCTTGGATAAATTGCTGCCTGTGCTACAAGACCGAGGCTATGAATTTGAGATTGAGGATCAGAGAGCTTTTCACAAATTTGATTTTCAACTCATTGATGAAAATTATCTGAGTGATCTCACATGGCCCTTTGGACATAGATTTGCCAATCAGAATATTGTGATGCGAGACTACCAGGTGGAAGCCATCAATGTATGTTTGCAGAATTTACAAGGGGTAAATGTGTTGCCCACCAGTGCTGGTAAATGTCAGCCATTATATGCTAAAGTTAAAACACCAGATGGTTGGACTACTATGGGAGAACTAAAGGTGGGGGATCAAGTGATGACCCCAAAAGGTAACTGTGTTCAAGTTCAAGCGGTGTTTGATCCAGGTCACAAGGATGTGTATGAACTTACGTTCAAAGATGGTAGAAAAGTGAGGTCTTGCGAAGACCATGTTTGGCCCATCTTTCATCATGACTGGCAGAACAAATTCAAACTGTTAAGTTTGAAGGAAGTAATTGCATTGAAAAACAAAACTAGGCGATGCATTGGTGTACCACTAGCAACCATGGATCAAGATATTCAACCTAGATCTCTGCCATTAGATCCGTATCTGTTGGGAGCTATGTTGGGCGACGGATCATTTAGACATAACATTGGATTTACATCACAAGATCAATTTATTCTGGATAAGGTTTCCAGCCTACTCCATTCAGATTATGTGTTAAAACATTGTGACAAGTATGACTGGAGCGTGGTGTTTAAAGATCATGCAACTCATATGACGTATAGATCCGAATATACAAAAACTCAAAAGAGGGACACACATGGCAAGATCATTAAAGATCAACAAATTCCTTCATACCATCTCTATAAATCAATTATTGATAAACTAGGTCTTATGGGCACATATAGCCACACAAAATTCATTCCTGAAATCTATCTGAATGCATCCTACACGCAGAGGATAGAATTGATCAAGGGTCTCATGGACACGGACGGATATGTGAGTAAAAGAGGGGATTATTCATATACCACCGTTAGCCCACAATTGGCAGCCGACTTTGTGTATCTGATCAGAAGTGTGGGGGGAATAGCCTATACCAAGATATTAAAAAACAGATCTTATGTGAATAAATCAGGAGACAGAATTCCTGCTAAAGATGCATACACGGTTAGGTTATACCATCCTACACCCGAACTATTAGTGTCACTACCTCGCAAGATAGAACGACTTGGCAATAGCAAAGCAAGGACTATCCCAGTCCTCCACATTACCCATATCAAAAAGGT